TCAAAGTGTGAGGAGTGCTTTCCAGGTGTTTCGATTGAAAATCTTGAAGCTTGGGAAGTGTTCAAATACTATGCGAATCCAATGGGGGCAGATTCGTCGGACATTTTAGATCTTTGCAGGGAACTTGAAGTTTCGGAACCAATGGCTATTCTCGAAAAAATCTTGTTTCTCTTAGGAGAGATAAGCAAAGATGGCTGATAATCTGACCTATACCATTGTTATAAACGATAGTGGCACGGCAACCATAAAGAAGGTTGCCGCCGAAGCCAAAGCCGCTGGGGATACTCTTTCTCAAGAATTGGGAGTAAAACCGGCCAAAGAACTCAAAAAAGCTACAGAGGAGGTTTCTGAATTTGATAGAACCCTTGCCCGTCTTCAACGTACCGCCATAGCTTTTATTGGTATGTGGGCCTTGACCAAGGTTGTAAGTGGGTTTTCGGCGGTTGTTGGTGAGGGGATAAAATTCAATTCTCTTCTTGAAGATTCTAAGCTTGGTATAGCTTCAATTCTTGTTGCTTCTGGGGATTTTTACACCTCTACGGGGAAGACTCTCCAAGGTTGGGACAAGATGAACGCAGCTATAAGCATGGCTGGGGATCTTATGGAGGAGGTGAAGGTCAAGAACCTTGAAACATTCGCTACCCTAGAACAAATCACCAAAGCCTACCAAAGTGGTTTAGCTTTCGGGTTGCAAAGAGGATTCAATCCACAACAAATGTTGAGCTATACAGTAGCTATGGTGCAAGCTGCTGGGGCTTTGAGAATGAATCTTGATATGATGGCAGAGGAGTTAAGAAGTTTGATGACCGGGGCCATTTCACCAAGAACCTCTTTCATTGCTACAGCCTTAAAGTTTACTCCAGATGATATTCGAAAGTATCAAAACGATATCAAGGCTTTCATGGCTTTTATAATGGATAGATTGTCAGCTTTTAGTTACGCTGGAATCTTGAGCCAATCAACATGGACTGGTCTTGCATCTAATGTGAAAGATGCTTTCTCCAATATACTGGGTGAGGGGTTTAGATCTTTGTTTGAGTATCTAAAAGATCAACTGGTTGGAACTCAAGGCTACATTGTTCAAATCGATGAAGTTACCAAAAAGATGAGACTGAACCCTGATCTTCTCGAAGATTTAAAAGTAACATCCGCTGCGTTTATCGGATTGTTGGAAACGATCAAAGCCGTTGGTTCTGCATTAGGGGTTTTAAAAGACATAGCCTCTCCGGTTACAACGGGGTTGGGTTGGTTTGTTGACAACCTTTATGAATCTCTCTATCTCATTGCAGAAATGGCGGCCAAGGGACAAATGGCCTACGAAGAGGCTGTTAAGAGGATAATGGCCGGGGTAGAACAAGCAAGAAGCAAATATAAAGAGTTTTCAGAAACGGCGCAAAGCCATACCCCGACAGATATTAATGATCTAGCCTCTGGGCATGATACGGGGTTAAAATATGTTGGAACCCCAAGAAAGCTTTCCGAAGATGAAATGGATTATTTATTGAAAGCCGGGGCAGAGACAGGAAAATTGAATGATCAGTTAAAATTACAACTTCAAGAGAAAATGAGTCTGAGGGGAGTTAGTGTTGATCTTTCAAAGTATTCTGGTCAAGAGCTACAGGCAGTTGTTAAGCTTGTGAAGGAATATGAGAATCTTAAAGAAACAGGGGTAGAAACCCAAGAGGCTTTTGCGAACCTGTTGGCAAACCATTTGGCTATAGCCAGGGTGGAAATGAATGAGGCCCCAAAGAGAATAGCTGAACAGGTTGCAAAGACGGTCGATGATTACGAAGCTCAAAAAGAAGCAATTATAGGAATAAATAAATATGAAAAGGAGAAATTGGATTTAACAAATAAGGGTACAGAAGAATTGAAGAGGCAGATGGATATTCAAACGGCCCTTGCTGTAAAAGAAGTTGATTGGGCAAGACGTTCTGGTGCGGTAGATAGGGCAAAAACCCTTGTCGAAACACAACAAAAGTATGCTGAAATAACAGACAATATCAATGCTCAACTTGCTTTAATGGAAAGGCAAACCACTCTTGAAGTTCAAAGTCTCATGATCCAAGCTGAAAAAACAAAAGATATGGACAAATTTGTAGATCAGTGGGATCAGATTCTTGCTTTAATGAAACTTTCAAATGAACAAATGAATCAACTTTCAATCACCGGGCCAGAGAAGCAGAAACAACCTGTATATGCTGCTGGTATGACCCTAGCTGAAGCTAAAGGGGATATGGCAGAATACGCCCGTTTGAGCGAAGCAGCTACAATTAGTGAGATGAAAGTTCTTGCTGCTACTCAAAAGATGAACCCTGAATTATGGAAAATGATTGAGTACAAATGGGAACTCTTTAAGATAAATGAAAAAATTAAAGAAGCGGAGATGGCGGTTTATGGGAGCAATATGCTTCAGCAAGCCGTTTCTCAGTATGGTGCTTTGGTCGGGAATGTCCAACTACAAAACGCTGCTGAACAAATTCTTTTAGAAAACAAATTCAGGGTTTTGGATGCGGATGACAAAATTGGGGGTGAAGAAAGAGAAAGTTTAAAAAACTATTTGAGGATAACCGAAGCAGCACAAGCCCAATTAAGAGTGTTGGACCAATACCAGTCTGCATTAGATCTGAGAAGCCAGTTTGCTACGCTGATGGGTGATTGGGGTCAAGTTAATGAGTTAGAAAAAGCCTCTCTTGAGATACAAAGACAATCGGCTTTGATCAAATTTGGTGGTATGGAGGGGATAGATGAACTCATAAATAAACTTTACGACCTGAAAGTAGAACTTGCTGAAGCAAAGAAGAATATGGATATTTTTAAACTTTCAGATCTTGGTACGAAAGCCTATGCTTTGAAAACAGCAAATGATTTGGCTGATTCTTATCAAAATATGTTGCCAAAATCGATTGACACAGCTACAAGTTCAATTCATAAATTCTATGATGATTTGACTTCTGGTACGATGAGTGCTGGTCAAGCTTTCAGCAATCTCTTTACCAATTTTACCAAGGGCATAGCCGATATGATTTTAGGTATTGCTGAATTGATTTTGAAGATCGAGATCTTGAAAGCCCTGGGATATGGAGGAGGAACCGGAACAGGTCTTGGGGGGATGCTTGGTCTTCTTGGTGGTATTGTCGGGCTTGCCGGGGGTGGCATTGTAAATGAGCCTATGATAGCCAAACTTGGTGAGGGGGGCAGAAGAGAGGCCGTAGTGCCTTTGGATCAAATGGGTGGTATGGGGTTAGGCGGTAAGCAAATGACCTATATTGATAATCGAACTTACCAGACCAACAATATTGATGCTATTGATCATAAGTCAATCGAAGACCGGGTTACGGGGCCTGTCATTAGTGGTATGGCAAAGGTCAAGAACAAACAAGCCGTACAAACCTTGGTAAGGAGTCATATGTAATGGCAAAGTATCCAGAATCCCCAAAGTTTTCTCATGCATTGATTTCAGGTCGAGACTTCGTTACCAGAATCTCCAAGTTCGGGGGTCAACCTGCTGGAACTTTTAATGAACAGAGAAACAGGCAGATCACTTTCCCTATTGGTACGTTTACCCTATTATATAAGAACCTTTTGGTAGCAGACCGAAACACGGTTTACGCCTGGTGGCGAAACTATCATGGTGCTTACGGAGACAGCACTGGGGTAAACTTCCATTTCTTCGATCAAGCCCTTCGAGGTTGGTACGGAGAGTATATGGGTAGAGGTACGGGGAATGCGTTGACCCTTGACTTCCCTGGTAAGACCCTAACCAATGATGCCACGTTGATTGTATATGAGGATGACGTGGCCCAGGTGAAGGATACGGACTTCACCTTTGTCTCGGGTGGGGGCACAGAAGGGGCAGATCAAGCCACATGGATAGTTGGTCACTACCCGGCTGTTGGGGCCATGATTACTTGCTCCTTTAATGGTTATCTCAGAATCAAAGCCCGGTTTGCTGAAGATGGTTGGTCTGAAGAAGTGCCTACTGTCAATGGTGCCGGGGTATTGGTTTATAACTTTCAGACAAAACTCCAAGAATTACAATGGTGAAAATTGAGAAGTTTACCCGCTGAAATTTTTTATCCGATTGGTGGAACCGGAGAGATTCTAAAGGAAGCTACTTTCCAACGGCATCTTTTTAAGCTTGTCGTCGGCATGGTCACTTATTATTGGACAGATTGTGACCAACCAATATGGTTTGACGGGAAGTATTGGACTCCTTATGGGATTGAGTTCTCCGATCTTTCCTATTCTTTAGATCAATCTGTTGCTAGTTGTCAATTGACCATACCCAATGTCAATAACGCCTTTTCAGATCTTAGTCTTTCTGTAGATCTTAGAAATAAGGCTTTTACGATCTATCGAGTTTGGCTAACAAATTATCTGGGGGTCATTGGTTGTACTGATGAGAGGGATTTGCCAGTCGTATTCGACGGAGTAATCGATTCTCTACCCAATAGTGATAGAGAGATAGCCAGGGTCAACCTCGTTTCTTTTGGGGTTGCAGGGGGTGTTACAACCCCAAGACGTACCATTGATGCTGCTTGTTCTTGGATAAGGATCGGTGGCTTTAAGGGGCCTTATTGTACTTATGCTGGGGCTGGAGCATGGTGTGATGGGTCGAAAGCAAGGTGTGTCGAATTGAAGAATGAATTGTTCTTTGGGGGGTGGGAAGAGATTGCCACCCTCCAGAATCAGAACATCTATTGGTGTCGGAAACAGAAATTTTGGGGGAAGAAATGAGTGGTTCAACCGCTATTGCAGATCAAGCAGATAAATACTTGGGCAAGCCCTTTGTTCTTGGGGATGTAACAAAAGGCTTCGATTGTATTTCTTTGATCTTAGACTTCTTCGGGTCTTTCGGGTTCAAATTCCCAGAAGAGTTTGAAGGTCTTACGAGAGAGAATTATGCTAAAGAGTGGTTGCTTCATCCAGAAGAAACGAGTGCAAAAAGAAAAAGGTTCTTTCTATCTCTGGGTCAAACCATTGATAAGAAGTATTTCAAAAGGGGAGATCTTTTACTTTTCGAAAATGGTACAGAATTCTTTTGTGGCATTGATCTTGGCAACGGGAACATAAAGCTTCTTTTCTTTCAGGGGGTTCACAATGCCCCATACCATCTTTTTAAGAGGTGGCATATTGCATCAAGAAGGTTGATTTGATGATGGATCTGATAATAGGGTTAATAATATTTTCCTTTCTTCTTTTGATTTTTGAATTTGGCCTTAGAGAGATCAGAGGGATATGAAAAAGGGATCAGTAAAATTTTGGGATCGCCGTGAACCGATAGCCGGTTTTAGATGGAATCCATTCTCCATCCACGGCATGGCCCCTGGCTCAGTACGAAGAGAACCCATCTCTGCTACTATAGCTGCAATCATGGGTAGTACCCTCTTTACCATCGGGGGCGGGGCTACGGGTATGGTTGGTACAATTGCAGCGACGGGGGCCACCTATGCCGTTGCCGGGGTAGCAACAACGATTACGGTAGGCCAGGTTCTATCAGCGGCGTTACTTGTTGGCTCCCTGGGCTACTCGATGCTTTCAATGTCGAACCAGGGTATCAAGTCCCCATCCTCATTACGGAGTGGTACTTTGGTAAACGGCCATTCTCCTGGCGATACCATGAGAATTGTTTATGGGTCGGCCAGAACCGGGGGAACTTGGGGTTGGTGGAGAACAACTTCAAGCGGCCCGAATAAGATGAATACCCGTTTACACATTATTATTGGTTGGTGTGAGGGGGTGTGTGCTTTAGACAAAGACTTAGAACAACCCCTCTTCAAGGGGGCTGGGTTGAATGATTGCATCTCTTCCGGTACATACACCGGGGCCACCTATAGCAAGTATCAAATTCAGATTGATGGTGTCGAAACCTTTAAGTGGAGGGTTGGTACAGGTGGATGGACAACTGGTGTTGCTATTACTAGGGATTGGCAAGACCTTAATGATGGGGCCAAAATCAAGTTTACCACTGATCCAGCAATCTCTGGAGGTCATACTGTCGGGGATCAGTGGGAAATGTACGGGGGTGATGGCCTTTGGATTGAAGATCGTCTTTATTATTCCTTTCAGGGGGTTGCTGTTGAGGGGGGTACGGTTGATTATGTTGTCACCCATAATTTTCACCCTGGCGATATAACTCAGGCTGTTGATACAGATTTATTAACTACCTTTCCTTGGTATACTAACCCCCATCGCAATACTTGTTACAGCTATATCCAATTAAAGGGGAATCTTGATCCGAATCTTGATGTTTGGCAATCGATACCAGACTGTAGAATCAGGGTAAAGAAGGTTGATATACTTGACCCCAGAGATAATTCTGTTGGGTTTTCCAGAAATGCCGCTTTGGTCTATTATGATTTCTTAACCCATCAACGCTACGGTCGGGGCCTTAACACTTCTAAGGTGGTAGAGTCGGATATTATTGCCGCCGCCAATTGGTGTGATCCTGATGTCGTCACGAACGATGGCGAAACTTACACCTGTATTGGGGATCATACGAGTGCGGCAGCAACAGAACCCGGCACCGGGGCAAATTGGGAGACTTTCTGGGAAGTTGGAGGTTCTGGGGTTTCTGCCTGGGCTTCAGGAGCGTACTATCGAATGGGATATACCTTCGATGGTGTGATCATTGATCGCAAAGAGGCCAATGAGCATTTGAAAGCAATTGCTCAGAACTTCTTGGGGTACTCTTTTGAGAGTGATGGCAAGACCCGATTGAAGGTTTGGGACGATGATGCTTCTTCTGGTACTTTTGCTGAGATGGAAAAAGAGATTTCAATCAACCCGGACGACTTTACCATTGAACAATCTGGTATGGAATCTTCACCCGATATCGTGATTGCTCATTTTACAAACCCAAAGAAGAATTGGGGAGCAGATACAATTGCCTACCCGGATGATGGCTCATTAGTAGCCCTACCCCCAAGTGGCACCTTGGTTCAAATTGATATCGATCTTATTGGGACAACTTCAAAACGAAGGGCAAAGCAATTAGCAAAATCGACCTATCTTCGTCTAAATCTTTCGAACAGATTCAAAGCCCTTTGTCACCCGAAGCTTTTTGCTTATGAGCCTGGGGATATGATCACCTGTACTCATGAATACCCGAATTGGGTAGCTAAGAAGCTTCGAATAGACACCTATGGGGTCATTCAGAGTGGTCTTGTGCCCATTGTTTTGATTGATGAAGCTGCAACCCTCTATGATTTAGAGGTTCAAATTAAGGATGAAGATTCGAACGTAAGCTCGATTCCAGATATAGACCTTGCCCCTTCAGCCCCAACAGACCCAACAGAAGTAAGTCTTGATCTTCATCGAGACGATGACAACGCCAAGTGGTACGATGAGGGGACAATTACTTTTCAAGGATCATATTACGAAGGAACCTTGAGTGGGTATGACATTCAACTCTGGGGCACCTGGGGAGGGACGGATCACAAGGTTGGTCAACTCATGACTGAAGAGGCCGAAGCTAATGATGAGAGGGCGACTGCCGATCCTCCAGACAATACCATCCATACAGTTTCATACAAGAAGAGACTCGCGGTCAAGAAGGCAGGAGTGGATGTAATCTATTTCGTACAAGTTAGGGCCTACAATAAGGATAAGATAAAATCCAATTGGGTTAGTTCGGCGGCAGACTCAGATCCTGCTGGTGTTCCTGATGCTCCGACTTGGGTGACGACTAATCCGATATCGGCATCCAAGTTGGCGATCACGGTCGCCATTAATAAGAATACGGAGACGGACATTGCAGGCTATGAGTATCACTTTAAAGAGATTGCATCTTTGGCCGAGATTGATTTCACACCGGATGCCTCCACGTTGATGGATTCTAGAAAAACTACCGTGTTCACCTGGCATGCCCCAACGAAGGGTTTGTATGCCTGCAAGGTGATAGCTTACGACGATGTGGTGCCTCCGAACAAGTCCGATCCTTCAGAGGCTAAGTCTATCGACCTCGCTCTTCCAAGCAAGGTAACAGGGGTAACAGTAAAAAACCTTCCCCTCTGGGTTGATCCAGTTTCGAACGTCACCTTTGCTCAGGCTCAGGTGAAGTGGGCTAAAAATCCCGATGCAGAGGAAGTGGATATATATGAGATTCTCTGGGGGAGCACATCTTTTTATTTGTATGTTGGAAAGGCATACCCTCTAGGATAGGGAAAGGTGTTCGAATGAGCCTTGATCGAATAAATCTATTCGATTTTACAACGGTGACCAATCTTACGTTTGGGATTGAGCACATTGATATTGGAATAGCCGTTACAGCGATAGACGTAGATGGGGGTTTCTTATATTTCGCCTCTCTTGATACGGCTGCACTTACTGTTAGAAAAATCAATCTGGACACATTTGAAGAGGTTCTACCAGCA